GGATCATGCGGTCTGGTACTGCCGGCGCTACCCGCCTGTCGTGACATACGACATCGGCGAACAGACTCAATGCAGCACGTTTCCAATCACGAGCGCCGACAACAGTTGCGGTGAGTTCGCGGCAAAACTAAACGACTAAGGGGAAACCGTGGCACTAGATCCGAAACTACGAGACTGGGCCACGCCCCGACAGGCCGAAATATTCGACGCCGTCGAGAAATACGGAACCCAACGGGCTGCAGCCGAGGCCTTGGGCTTGAGTCACGGCACTGTCGGCGACTCGATTCAGGCGGTGAAACAGAAAGCCGCAAAGATGGGGTATGCGCCCGAGCATGACTTCACGCGCGCCGTACCAGACGGTTTCGTAGCGCATGGCGTGTCGACCTACTACAACAAGGACGGAGTTCCGTCTGGTCAGTGGGTAAAGGCAAGCGCCGACAAGGATCGGCAAGAGGCAATCTTCCGCGAAGCTTGCGCCGCGATGGCTGAGACGCTGCCGCGCGTCAAGCCCGCCCCGATGCCCAAAGGCACCAGCGAGGCGCTGTGCAACCTGTACACGTTCACGGATTACCACCTTGGCATGCTTGCTTGGGGCAAGGAGACGGGCGCGGACTGGGATTTGAAGATTGCTGAGCGCACGTTGATCGCAGCCTTCGCGCACATGATCGAAGCCGCACCAAAGGCCGGCACCGCGTTTATCGCCCAGCTCGGAGATTTCCTGCATAGCGACGGTAGCGGGGGCATGTTGCCCGTGACTCCCCTGCACTCGAATATCCTGGACCAGGACGGCCGATACTCGAAAATCGTCGGCGTGGCCATTCGTGTGCTGCGCAGAATTGTTGATTTCGCCCTAGAGCGGCACGAGAAGGTTGTCGTGCTGATGGCGGAAGGCAATCACGACCTCAGTTCTAGCGTTTGGCTTCGCGCCATGTTCCGCGCGCTATACGAGAACGAGCCGCGTGTGACGGTGATCGATTCGGAGTCGCCCTACTACGCCTGGCAGCACGGCACGAACATGCTCGGCTTCCATCATGGTCACCTGACGCGGAAAGAAAGCATGCCGCTGCTGTTTGCGTCGAAGTTCCCGGGCATGTGGGGAGCGACGACGAAGCGCGTGATTCACACTGGCCACCAGCACCACAAAGACGAGAAAGAGCATAACGGCGTGACGGTCGTTCAACACCGGACGCTCGCGGCAAACGACGCCCACTCTGCGAGGCATGGCTACGTCTCAGAGCGATCGGCTCAAGCGATCACATATCACGCTGAGTATGGTGAAGTGGCACGAAATATCGTGACGCCGGAAATGTTCGAGGCGGCCGCATGATCACCCCCGACACCCTATTCCTCGCCTACACAATTTTTGTCGCGGCTTGCGTGGTGGTGCCGCCACATAACTGAAACACACTATGGCGCAAGAAAAGAAACCTGCGCCGGACTGGGAGCGCATCGAAGCTGATTACCGGGCCGGCTTGTTGTCGGTGCGGGAGATAGCCGCAGCCCACCAGATTTCGCACACGTACATCAACACGCGGGCGAAGAAGTTCGGATGGGTCCGAGACCTGTCCAAGCGCATACAGGACAAGGCTGAGGCACTTGTTTCCACTGCTACTGTTTCCAGTGGTGTTTCCACGGAAACAGCCTTGTCCGATAAGGCGATCGTCGATGCGAACGCACAGGTAATTGCCAATGTCCGGTTAGCGCATCGCACCGACATTTCGAAGTCGCGCACGCTGGTCATGACGCTGCTCGCGGAGCTGGAGCATCAGACGGAGCATCGCGACCTGTACGAGAAGCTGGGCGAGCTGATGCTGTCGCCTGATGACAATGGCCGTGACAAGCTGTTTGAGGCGTACCAGAAGGCCATGTCGCTGAGTGGAAGGACGTCGACCATGAAGGCGCTGTCGGATTCGCTCAAGACGTTGATCGGTCTCGAGCGGGAGGCGTATGGACTTGGAAATGAATCCAGCCCGCCTGATGGTGCCGCGAGCAAACGATTTGACGCAAAAGACCCCATTGAGGCGGCGAAACAGTACGAGCGCCTGATGAAACAATGACATGCCGATTCCGTTCCCCTTTGATTTCCGCAACCCTGACTACGTGCAGGTGTTCGAGTGGCGGGCGGAAAGGCTGAATCGCATCCGAGCGGAACCGCAACACATACCCGCGCTGAAGTCGTACTACCGGGACAATCCGGCCCAGTTCATCATTGACTGGGGCATGACGTTTGACCCGCGCAATGTTGAGCGCGGTTTGCCGGCGCAGATTCCGTTCCTGCTGTTCCCCAAACAGGAAGAATGGATTACGTGGTTCCTGGACCGGTGGAAGGCGCAAGAGCCAGGTATCACGGAAAAGACGCGTGATATGGGTATGTCGTGGCTGACTGTGGCGCTTGCCGATACGGTCTGCCTGTTCAATCCTGGCGTCGTGGTCGGGTTCGGCTCGCGCAAGGAAGAATACGTCGACAAGATCGGCTCGCCGAAGTCGCTGTTCTGGAAGGCGCGGCAGTTCATGTCGCTCCTACCGGCTGAGTTTCGCGGCTCGTGGAATCTCGGTACTCACGCCCCGCATATGCGGATCGTGTTCCCGGATACCGGATCAGTTATCACAGGTGAGTCCGGAGACGGAATCGGCCGCGGCGACCGGTCGAGCTTCTACATCGTGGACGAAGCAGCGTTCCTCGAGCGACCGCAACTGGTTGACGCCTCGCTATCGGCGACGACGAATTGCAGGCAGGACATTTCGACGCCGAACGGCATGGGGAACCCCTTCGCCCAGAAGCGCCACAGCGGAAAGATCAAGGTATTCACGTTTCATTGGCGCGATGATCCGCGCAAGGATGACGCGTGGTACGCGAAGCAGCGCGAGTTCCTGGACCCGGTAACGGTCGCACAGGAAATCGACATCAACTATTCGGCATCCACCGAGGGCGTGCTAATTCCCTCTGAATGGGTTCAGGCAGCGATTGGCGCACACCAGAAACTCGGCATCGAGCCGACTGGCAGCCGCCGCGGTGCGCTTGACGTCGCCGACGAAGGCAAGGACAAGAACGCATTCGCTGGCCGGCATGGATTCCTGCTGGACTACATCAAGTCGTGGTCTGGCAAGGGGGGCGACATCTATTCAACGGTCGTGCGCGCTTTCGCGATATGTGACGAGCGCGGATACAAGTCGTTCGACTACGACGCAGATGGATTGGGCGCAGGTGTTCGTGGTGATGCTCGCGTGATCAATGAGCAGCGCGGCCGGGAAGGCAAATATCCGGTTCGTGATGAGCCGTTCCGCGGCTCTGGCGCTGTCCATGACCCGGAAGGTGAGATGGTCAAGGAGCGGAAGAACAAAGACTTCTTCTCTAACGCCAAGGCTCAGGCGTGGTGGGCGCTCCGGCTGCGGTTTCAGGCCACTTACCGCGCAGTAGTTGAGCGCATGGAATACGACCCGGACGACATTATCTCGATCGATTCGCGCCTGGAAGAGTTGGTTGCGCTGACGATGGAACTATCGCAGCCGACGTACACGATCAATTCGGTTGGCAAGATCGTCGTTGACAAAGCGCCTGACGGCACGATGTCCCCTAACCTCGCGGACGCCGTGATGATTTGCTATCAACCGGCCGCCCGATCCCTGGATGTCTGGTCGAAGCTGGCAGGTTAAAAACACCAATGGCACTCGCGCCACAAGAAAGGATTTTTCTCTGAAATGGCAAAGTCACGTCGAAATGGAAAGCCAGGCGTGACGCAACCGGTCCGCACTACGGATAGTTTTGCCAACTTTCAGGCGAACGTCGGTTGGGGCACGAATAATCAGTCGTCGGCGTCGACCTATCAGCTTTCGTATCAGAGCCGCAACCGGATCAATCTGGAAGCGGCATATCGTGGCTCATGGGTGGTTCGTGCCGCCGTCGATGCGTTGCCTGAGGACATGACCCGCGCGGGTGTGGAGTTTTCCGGGCTTGAGCCAGAAGACATCACGAAGCTCGAGCAGGACATGATGCGCATGTCGATCTGGGACGCGCTATGCGACGACGGGAAGTGGGCGAATCTGTACGGTGGGTGTCTCGCCGTCATGCTGATCGACGGGCAGGACTTCGCCACTCCGCTTCGTGTCGAGTCGATCAGCAAAGATCAGTTCAAAGGCTTGCTGATTCTCGATCGATGGATGGTGTCGCCGCCCGTTGGCGAGGTGGTGACAGAGTTCGGCCCGGACATGGGCAAGCCGGTCTACTACAACGTCATCGCAGACTACGCAGCGATTCCGAAGGCGAAAATTCACTACACCCGCGTGATCCGTCTGGATGGCATGGACTTGCCGTTCTATCAGCGCGTCAGTGAGAACGGCTGGGGCTTGTCGGTTCTAGAGCCGATGTGGGACCGCCTGATTGCATTCGACAGCGCCTCCGTGGGCGCCGGCCAGTTGATCTACAAGGCGCACCTCCGCACGTACAAGATAGAAGGCTTGCGCGGCATCATCGCCGCCGGCGGACCTGCACTTGCCGGTCTTGAGGCGCAGATGAAGTTCACGCGCCTCGCCCAGACGAACGAAGGCATGACGGTGATGGACGCCAAGGACGAATTCGAGGCGCACAGCTACACCTTTTCGGGCCTGTCTGACATGCTGACCCAGTTCGCACAGCAATTGTGCGGCGCTCTCGGCATGCCCTTTACCCGCCTGTTCGGTCAGTCTCCTACTGGCTTGAATGCGACGGGCGAAGGCGAGATGAAACAATGGCATGAGAAGGTCAAGCAGCAGCAGGAACGCAGGCTGCGCAATCCATTGCACCGCCTGTTTGCCGTCATGTCGATGTCGTCGCTCGGCAAGCCATTGCCAGATGACTTCGGGTTCGAGTTCCGCAGCCTACAGGAGTCTAGCGAGGCAGAGAAGGCGGATATAGGCGTCAAGACCGTCCAGGCTATTTCGCAGGCACTTGACTCGCAAGTCATCGACATCCCGACAGCCATGAAGGAGTTGAAAAACTCTGCGCCGGTTACGGGTCTGTTTGGTTCAATCGACGACGACGCTATCTCAGAAGCTGAGGATGCCGCGAAGGCCGCCCCGCCACCCGGTGAGATGGACTTGCCTGATGTCTCTGGCCTGACAGGCGATTCGGGCTCCGCGCTGGATTGGATCAAGAAACGGATTAGGAGGAAGTGAGAAATGACAAGCCAAATTTTCACCTTGGACGAAATCGCCGCCGACCTGCGTTTGGTGCAAGCGGCGCACGGCATCAACGACAAGGAAATGGGCGATGCACTTCGCCTGTTCGGCGCATCGATCGGAGCCCCAATCGATATTAGCGATCTGATCGACAGCGAGCAGTAGACTTCAAGCACGAAAACTACAAATGACCCTCACCCTTGACCGCAAGCGCAACCGCAACCCGGTCAAGACGCAGCGCATCGAGCAGCGGTACGCCCTGCAGCTTCGCAAGGTCGCGCAGCAGGTCGGATCGATCATCCAGCCATTCACGCCGGGTGATATGTCGCAGGTGCCGACCATTGAGCAACTGCTCAAAGCCTACTCGGACATGCTCAAGGGCTGGGCGACGCAAACGGCATCGAACATGCTGATGGACGTCGCTCTCCGCGATGAGCAGACATGGCAGACGGTAGCCAAAGACCTGTCGCGCGGCCTGCGTGAAGAGATTCGCAATGCGCCGACCGGGCGTGTCATGCGTCAATTGCTGGCCGATCAGGTCGATCTGATTCAGAGCATTCCGCTTGAGGCGGCGCAGCGGGTGCATCGGTTGACGTTGGCCGGACTAGAAGACTCGACGCGGTTTCAGGAGATTCAGAAGGCGATTCTTGAAACGGAAGACGTGACGGCTTCGCGGGCTACCTTAATAGCGAGAACCGAGACCGCGCGTACAGCCTCGGTGCTGACGCAAGCGCGTGCGGAGCATATCGGCAGCCCCGGATACTTTTGGCGAACATCGGGGGATGGAAGCGTCCGCGCCGACCACAAACACCTAAACGGCAAGTTCTTTGCATGGAATGATCCACCAATAGCAGACGAGCGTTCTGGTACGCGGGCACACGCCGGCCAGATCTGGAATTGCCGTTGCTTTTGCGAACCCGCGATACCTGACTAACGATGAGCGACGAGCAAGACATAGATCGAGAGACACTGACCGATGCTCAGATCATGCGGATGGCGGAACGCTGGGCTGTAGACGTTCGACCTAATACTTCCCGTATCCTCAACTTCGCTCGCGAGTTGCTATCCGCCGAGGCGCGTCTCAGATCACAACCTAAGTAACGCGAAGCTACTCCACACCAAGCCCCGCACAGTCGGGGATTTTTTATTGCCCGGACTGACCTAAATGGCCCTCCCCGATTTCATCTTTACCGGCGAAGCAGCCGTCGCCGCTAATGGCACTTCTCAGCCGGTGACCGTCCCGGCGACTGGCACGCCTACTCAGGTCATTCTGACGAACCTTGGGCCTGCCGTGGCATTCGTTGGATACGGCGCATCTGTGACCGTGGCGAACGGCCATCCTCTGGTGCAGAACGTGCCCGTCGTCATGAACCTGAATGCGAACACTAGCCTGTCGTTCATTACGACGGGTGATCCCGCATCGGTTCGCATCACCGCGGGGAAGTGACATGACGTGCCAATGCGACTCGTGCAAGACGAAGCGCACGAATGACGCGATCACCTCAAGCGGGATTCTGGTATCCGAACAACTCGGTCCAAAACAATCGCTGACACCGAACCAGTTTTTGCTCTGCCAGGACGTCCCAATCGCCCGCATAGGCGTGCAGGAATACGCCGGCATCGAACTGCCTGATATCGAGCCAGGCGACGATGGAATCATTCTCGTTGAGCGCCACGAAGAGGATGTGTTCGACCCGGAATCGATCGCCTCGTTTGAGGGTGCGCCAATCACGATCGAGCATCCGCGCGAACCGGTGACGCCTGCGAACTGGATTGTCTACGCCAAGGGCGTTGCACAGAACGTTCGCCGCGGCGAAGGCGAGATGAGCGACTTCCTCCTGGCTGATCTGCTGGTGATGGACAAGGGCGCTATCCACGATGTGCAGACCAAACGCCTCCGAGAAATAAGTAACGGCTACGACGCCGCGTACATCCAGATTGCGCCAGGACGTGCGCGACAAACCGACATCGTGGGCAACCACGTTGCGCTGCTGGCAGGCTCGGCCCGCTGCGGCGAAGCCTGCTCTGTGCAGGATGCAAAACCAACCTCCCTAGGAGATCCCCCCATGGCTGTTAAGAAAGGCGCCGAGTCCCTCAAGGACAAGTTGCGCAAACTGTTTATGACGCGCGATTCGGAAGCCTTCGAGAAAGCGCTGTCGGAGGAAGTGAAGGACGAAGACGGCATGGTCGAAAACGTGCCAGCGATCCATATCCATATGCCGGGTGCTGAAAAGGCCAGCGCGTCGGAAGGCACGAAGGACGACGAAAGCGAAGCCGATCCGATGGCGAAGTGCATGGCCGCTATCGAACAGGTAGCGCAAGCGGTCGCCGCAATCGGTGAGCGCGTGTCGAAACTCGAAACCCCGGCAACCACGGACTCGGACGAAGAGAAGAAGGACGAGACCAAGGACGACGACGGTGATGGCGACGGCGACGACGACATGACCGACGACTCGGACGAAGAAGTGGAAAAGAAGGACGACGAGAAGAAGACCTACGACTCCGCTTCGTTCCGCGATGAGTTCCAGGACGCTAAGGCCCGAGCCGAGATCCTTGCTCCCGGCGTGAAGCTTCCGACGTTCGACGCCAAGGCAGACGGCAAGAAGACGGCTGATTCTCTGTGCGTACTGCGCCGCCGTGCTCTGCGCGCCGGCCTGCAAAACAGCAACGGCGACCTCGTGCGCATCATCACCGGCGACGCTGACGTTTCGAAGATGGATTGCGCCGCCGCAAAGATGGCCTTCCATGCCGCCTCGGAACTCGGGAAGCAGAAGAACAAGGCCGCGAAGACCGCGACCGCCGATGCGCAAGCGCCGGTCAAGAAAGACCTCAACCAGATCCACGCCGATTTTTGGGCGAACCGTAAGTAAGGAGCCGACATGCCCTCGTTGCAAGCTTTTACATTCCGCATGCCGGCGGGTTTCGCCGGCGACCTTCAGCGTGCCGAAGTCGCGACCATCGAAACGCAGCAGATTGATTCGGCAACGCCGCCGACCGTGTTTGGCGTCGCCGTCAAGCTGGTTGCCGGCAAGATTCAGCCGATCAACCTGGCTGGCGATACGGCAGCGTCTGTCTACGGCATCAACCTGCGCCCCTTCCCGATCCAGACGAACGGCACTGATGCGCTCGGCACGTCGACGCCCCCGACCTCCGGTGTCACCGACATCCTGAAGCGCGGCTATGTGATGGCCACGCTTGGTGGCGTCGCTGCCGCAACCAAGGGCGGCACGGTGTTTGTGCGCGTCGCCACGCCGTCCGCTGGCAAGCCCCTGGGTGGCTTCGAAGCCGCATCGGACACGACCAACACGATCGCGCTGCCGTCGAACTGCTATTTCATGGGTCCGGCAGATGCGTATTCGGCCGTCGAGATCGCGTTCAACATCTAATCCCGGCGCATAACAGCGCATCACAGAGACCCGCTTCGGCGGGTTTTTGCATTTCTGGAGCATTAAATCAATGGACATGTCTGTTCAAAAATTCCTCAAGCGCCGGGAAATCGCTGAAGCGTCGCGGAAAGCAATCCGCCACTTCACGGCTGACCAGCAATACACATACGACCAGGCTACCGTCGACTCGACGGGCGTGTTCCTGGTTGGTCAGCTCGAACGTCTGGACCAGACGCTCAACGAGCCGCTGGTTGAGTTCACCTGGTCGCGCGACATCGAGATTCGTACCGATGTTTCGCCGGCTGACGAAATCGCATCGTGGACGAATTCAACGTTCGCCATGTCGGGCGGCATTAACCCCGGTGGCCTGAACTGGATTTCGAACGAAGGCAATGCGATCGCCGGCCCGTCGCTGGACATCGGCAAGACGCCGCAGCCGATGCGCCTCTGGGGTGCTGAAGTCAAGTACACGGTGCCCGAACTGGTGAAGGCGCAAGCCCTCGGCCAGCCGGTTGATGCGCAGAAGGTTGAAGGCATGAACCTGAAGCGCAACATGGACCTAGACAACATCGTCTACTTCGGCGATACGTCGCTAGGCTTCACGGGTCTGGTCAATTCGAACAGCTCGGTCGGCAGCTTCCAGAACGTTGCCAACGGCGCCAGCACGACGCCGCAATGGACGACGAAGACGGCCCTCGAAATCCTGAAGGACGTCAACGAAATCCTGACGAGCGCGTGGCAGGCTTCGGGCTGGAAGGTTCTCCCGAACCGCCTTCTGTTGCCGCCGGCGCAACTCGGCTTCATCGGCAGCCAGCCGGTCAACACCGCAGCGCAGGATACGATTCTCTCGTTCATCCTGAAGAACAACATCTGCGCGCAGATGGGCCAGCCGCTGGAAATCCTTCCGCTCAAGTGGCTGATCGGCGCTGGTGTGGGTGGCACGCCTGGTACGCTGGGCACGGTTGACCGCATGGTCGCGTACAACAAGGACAAGAAGTATGTCCAGTACCCGATGACGGAACTGCAGCGCACGCCGCTGGAATATCGCTCGCTCTTTCAAATTACTACTTATTGGGCGCGATTCGGCCAGGTGGAATTCCGCTACGGCCTCACGTTGGCATATCGCGACGCGATCTAAGCGGACGCCGGGAGTTGTTACCAGTTGACTTCTCCCGGCGAATTACCGGAGCATAATATGACCCGCATCGCCAATCAGGATTTCACCCTGACCCGCGACGATTGCCGGCCTGTGTACTTCAAGGCTGGCGAAGACATCCCCGCCGAGTACGAAAGTCACTGGTGGGTTTTGCTGCATAGCGACGAGGTTGCCTCCGAGGTCGCTGCAGAAGAGAAGCGCAAACCCGGACGCCCCGCTAAATCATGACCGTCACTCCCGCTCAGCTACGTACCGACTTTCCTGAATTCAACGACCCGACGCGTTATCCGGATTCGTTGATTCAGACGTGGCTGACGGTGGCGGCATCATTGGTCAATGCGACCCGCTGGATGGAGTTGACCAACATCGGCATTGAACTGGTGACGGCGCACCATCTGGTGCTGTCGCTGCGGGACGAGACCGCCGCGGCTGTAGGCGGTGTTCCGGGGACGATGACTGGCCCGACGTCGGCGAAGGCGGTCGACAAGGTAAGCACGAGCTACGACACGAGCGCTGCGACGCTGGATGGCGGGGGCTTCTGGAATTTGACGTCGTATGGCGCGCGTTACCTTTCTCTAGCCCGCATGTTCGGTGCTGGCGGTTTGCAGATCAACTGTTGAGGCAACATGAAATCTGGCGCAACGATGACGGCCGACAACATGAAGGCCATCATCGCCGCCATCAACAAGCTGACCAAAAAGGATGTGCTGGTCGGTATCCCCGATAGCGCTCCAGAACGTACCGATACGCCGATCACGAACGCGCAGATCGGGTATGTGATGGAGACGGGCTCTCCTGAGCACAACGTGCCTGCACGCCCCTTCCTTGTGCCTGGCGTTGCCGACGTGCAGGACCAATGCGCCGATCGGCTTGGGAAAGCCGCAGACGCTGCACTCTCTGGCAGTGTGGCCGGCGCAGAGCGACAGATGACAGCGGCTGGCCTGATCGCCGAATCATCGGTCAAGAAAAAGATCGGCAGTAATATCCCCCCTGCACTCTCGCCGGAAACAATCCGTAATCGGCATCGTTCGCGACAGACGCAGAGCATGCGCGACGATGAGAGGGCATATCTGAAGGCGGTTGATTCGGGCACTGATCCAGCGCAGGCTCAAACTGAGGCGGGCATTATTCCCCTCATAAACACGGGCGCCTTGCGTAACTCCATCACACACGTCGTCCGCGACAAAGACTAGCCATGCCACTTCTCGACGTCTCCGAAATCCTGCTCGATCCGGATTTCGTGGATAGCCTCGTCTGTGCGCGGCAAACGCAGACGGTGGACGATAACGGTATTGCGACAGACGCCGCAGTTTCTACGCCGTTTTTCGGCGTCGTCACGAACAATAGCGGCGATCTGCTGATGCGCCTCGCGGAAGGCTCGCGCATCAATGGTTCGATTACCGTGCACAGCCGGTTCCTGCTGCAGGCTGGCAGTGATGGCATGGACGCCGACATCGTTACTTGGAATGGCCGTTCCTATACGGTCACCAACGTAGGCGACTGGTCCCGGTTCGGGATCGGCTTCACCGCAGCGAACTGCGAACTGATCCCGCTTTCAGGTGGCTCGAATGGGTGATTCAAGCGTCGCAGGATATCTGCAACCGACCGGCACGCCTCCAGCAGAAGACGCGGACCTCGATTCGATCTTTCAGCAACTGATTGTCGGACTGACGGGCTTGCCCGGCAACATGGTCCGCCCTCGCTGGCAGGCAACTGTCCCGAAGCAGCCCGAGCCGGCGACGAACTGGTGTGCCGTTGGTGTGACAGGTATCGAGCACGACGCCAATTCCTACGAGCAGCACAACCCGACCGGCAACGGATCAGACACGTTCATCCGGCACGAGATCATCACCGTCCTGTGCAGTTTCTACGGCGTGAACGCGCTGAATTTTGCTTCGCAGGCGCGGGACGGCATGTACGTCGCACAAAACAATT